ATAGAGGTAGTGGGAATGTACCAATTGGAGTATCTACTGATACATTAACACCAAAGTCAGAACCTTGAGTTGATGTATTTGAAGTCCAGTAGTTGTATGTCCATTCGATATCAAATGTTTCAATAACGTTATTTGCGTCATAGTCAAGTTGTACTGGAGAGATAGCTGTTGGATAAGCATCTCTAAATGTGTACGACTTAATAGCAGCACCATTTCTATCTAACTGAGTTACCAATAAATCTACTTGATAATCAGTTGGATTAGTACGACCATCTGTTTGACTGTGATTCATAATACCGTCTGACCATTGCTCTAATGCATTTCTTACTGCAAATGATACATCGTTATATACAGTAATTGCCCAAGGTATAAATGTTCTTTCGCCTGCAAAGTTTACTTGCCGTCCACGATAGAAGACCTGAGTATTATCTATTGTAGAGGCTGGCAATTGAGCAGCCTTACAAAGAAACTGAGATCTAATACCAGTTAATGAACCAGCAGAAACATATGAAGGAAAAGATAAATCTACACGGAACTGATTGGGACGTGCTCCGCCCCCTGTCATCTGTGCTTTAAAATCGCTAATATTTGCCATTTTCTTTCCTTTTAGTTACTCTTTATTATTTATATGTTATGCACCAATCTCTTCAAAAGAAACTGAACTTCTTGCAGCAACGAAGTTAAGACTAATGAAGTTAATTGAGCGGGTAGGTTTAATAAAAATATCAGCAACGAATTCGTTACGATCGATAACTTCACCAGTATTATTTGAATCATCACATTTAACTCTGAAATCAGTTACACCACGTCTACCTTGTACATCTCTAAGGAATGGTTCAACTAAATTCTTAAACTGAGCTCTTGTGAAACTGTCGTTAAATTCAAATAACTGGAATTTAGCAGCAGTAGCAATTGCTTTTTCTAAAACAATAAACAGTCTACGTACGTTAATACGATCGAATGCAGATGGTTTAGCTAATAGTGTTTTATCACCAAATAACACTGTACCTTGACCTGGGAAAGCAACAACTGGGTTAACACCTGCTTTATACAGAGTATCTCTTTCAGTTTTACCTGGATTAACAGCTAGTTTAACCACGTTCTTAATTTGACCACGGTTAAGACCACCTGGTGACCACCAAGCATCATTAGTAAAATCAGTTCTAGCACAAAGACCAGCTATGTCACCATTTAATGGAACATATCTATATGTGTCATTGTATCTATCATACTGGTATTTATAACCAGAATCTAAAACAGCATATGAAGATGAAGGTAGAGCATTTCTATATGTAACTAAAGCATTAGCTGCAACAGATCCGCTACCAGTAATTACATCACCAGATAATGTATTTTGTGGTGAAACAAACACTACACAATCTTTTCTAACTTCTGCAACGTTATTAATTACATAAGTTGCAACAGTTGCTGAAGCTTTACCAATTGGAAGCAATGAAATATCATATAATTCATCGTTAGCAAATATAGCATAAGCAGTTTGTAATTGGCCATCAGTAGAAGTTAAATCATCTACACCACCAGTTAATGAAATTGATGAAACTGCTGACATATCTTTAAAGTCATTATTAGCTGCAGTTAATCCCCAATTTACACCAGTACCAGAACCACCTGTTGTTGTAGCAACACCTGTAGTGTGATCCATCCACCAAATATATTTTGAATTTGCATTAATTACATTTTTGTAATAGTTGTTTGAACCATCTGATTTTTTAGCATCAGACGCTTTAGAAACATATGAAAATCTTTCTAAGATAGTACCAGCAGTACCTGTCCATAATCCATCTTCATCAATAACAATGATATGTAATTCATCATTACTACCACCAACTGAAGATACATATTCTGAAGTAGAAGGAGCTGAATCAAATTCTGCTTCATAATTCCAACCAGTATAATCTTGTGAATCTACCATTTCTACTTTAATAGAATTTCCTAGAGCACCTGCAAATTTAGCAGCCCACTCACCAACAACACCAGCACCATTGACATATGTGTCATTGTATTCATCAAAGTTTTTAATTTTAACACCAGCAGTAGCTACAGTAGCAGTACCTTCTGCATCAGTACCAGCAGAAGCATCAAATGTTATTGTTGGAGGTGAAGTGTATCCAGAACCAGCAGTAACTATAGTAATATCACCTACAGCATCACCGTCTAATACACAGGTTGCTACAGCTTGTACACCACCTGAAATATCAGGAGCACTAATTGTAATAGCAGGAGCTGAAATATAAGAATCACCAGGTTGTGATACAGTAATTCCAGTTAAAGCTCCTGTTTGTGTTGCTACTGCATTTTTCGTATTAGTTGAATCTGATCTAACAACTAACAGATTATTTGTATATGATAGGAAGTTAGCTGCGGTAAAGAACGATTGAGCATTAGCTGAAACAGGTTTACCGAATCTCTCTACTAAAACATTCTCTGATGAAATAGTAACTGGATCTTCGATAGGACCCCATTGAAATGCACCAGCAAACGCACCGATCGACGTAGACACTGCAGGGACAATTGAAGTCAAGTCCTGTTCTGTTACGGCTACTCCTGGAGATAATTGAAACGCCATTGTGTTTCTCCTTAATTAATTGAACTAGAGTTACCTCTATATATGTTATTTATATATATTAAAAATTCATTAAAACTTCTTCAGCGGGATCATCTTGACCATCATTTACAAATCCAAATGGGGTCATTTCATCTTCTATTTGTTTAATCTGAGACTCATACATTTCTTGTCTCATATTAACATTATTTAGATCTTTAAAATATGGGTTAGATGTTAACCAACTAAATAAAACTAATGTCATAACTAAATCATCATTATAACCTTCATCGGCAGAATAAGACCCTCTTCTTTCAATAAACGTTGATATTTCAGCAATGGTGTCTGCATCTTGTATAAGTAACTTATTCTCTTCAACCATTGATTTAAAATTGGAACATCCAATTCTTTTTACTTTTTTATCAGTTTGAACTCCTAATTGAGTTTGACCTCCGCCAAAACCACCAGAAATCACTTGACCATTAGAACCTCTATTAACAAAAAGTATATTTTCATACTCTAGTTCACTGTATAATATAGAAGGTACTTGTTCACTAGAGTTAATTTCTATTAAAACGTATGCTGTATTATATTCTTTTGCTATTTTGTGTATAATAGTTGGATATAGCAACGGACTAATTTTATTGTCTCTATATTTTGCTACTTGTACATATGGTACTTGAGATACATCGATAATATTAAATGCAGAATAATCAGCACCAACACCTTTAGCTGTATCAACCACCATAACATAGGTGTGATCTTTTACAGGTTCATCGAATACATCTAATCCATCTTTACTATATTTATAATCTTTAGGTTTTAGCTTTGATATAATATCAGCACTAATTAAAGTTAAACTTGAACCGAGAAAAGTACATAACACTTCTTGGTTATATTTAAGTTCTCCGAGCATATTCTTTTGTTCTTGTGCCCATTTTTCATCTCTACCAGGTATTTTCCAATAGGGTATAAACAATGGAACAAAATCATTCTTACCATTTTCAGCATCATTCCAGTATCTCCAGAAATGATTATATCCTAATGGAGTAGATGATAATAATATCTTTGTTGTTTCACCTGCAGAAATTGTAGGATATACCGAAGTAAAAAACTGTTCCGCTACATTATTTGGTATGATAGCTGTTTCATCAACATATAACATGTTAACTGATTTACCTCGAATACCTGAAGCAGATGTTGCGGCAGTAAATACTTTACTATTATTTTCTAATTCAATATCACCTTTATTCCATACTGTAACGCCTTGTTGCATCCATTTAGGCAAATTTTCATACATTAATTGGTATCTACTTAATACCTCGCGTGCTGCTGTGGCTTTGTTTGCCAATATGGCGACCGTTTTCGAATTTTGAAATATAGTATACCATAATATGTACGCAGCACTTGTGGTAGTTTTACCTTGTTGCCGACCTTCCATAAGAATAACTTTACGATTTTCATGTATTACTTTCACCTTTTCGACTTGACACTCATATAATTTAAAGGGAATTAGACCCATATCCAAAGATATAATCTTACAATAATTTTCTATAAAGTAGACTGGATCTTTAGCACATAGAGCATATTCCTCTACATTTTCTTTTGTAAATGGTATTGATACTCCAGCTGATTTTAGCTGAGAGTTACCAAGATATATTTGAGCCATTAAAAGTCATCTTCCCAATTTTCAACAATTGGATCGTCTGGTGTAGTACCAGTAGCAGTATAATTTCTATCTGGGTCAGAAAGATTAGCTAATGATGTAGTAATAATACCTTGCTCATTAACATTACCATAAACATTAGTTTTCATTTGGAAATTTAATGTATGAGTAACGAATCGTCTTGTCTGAAAGTCACCATCATATTCATCGTTTACCATAACTGAATTTAATATAATAGGAACGGATTGTTTTATATTTAAATCAGGTAAAGCATTTACTGACAATGTGTATTCAGGAGTAAATATTGGAAGTATTTGCTCTAGTATTTGCATACCATCTTCTTGTGTTTTTGATATAATATACATACTAATATCAATATTATATGGTGCAGGACTAAATACACTCTTTTTATTACTACCATTTAAATTTTCACAGGTAATTCTATTTAATTTATTTGTTTTTCTTGAAGGATCATAGGCATAACTTACAATTTCAAATGATATTCTTGGTAATGAAACGTAAGTATAGTTATTTAAACCTGGATCACTGTCTAACCGTACTAGCCATTTTTCTTTTGGAGCATAAGCTAAAGGTACTTTAATAGTTTGTTCAACACTATTGTCATCATTTTTTCTTATAATTCGAATATCTGAAAACAATCTGCCAAAAGCAACAATAGATTTTCTAATAGCTTCGTGGTAATAGGTATTATTATTAAGCATTAACTAATTTCTCCAAACGGATTATCTTCCGTAAATAGAACATCTGCTGCTTCTTCTTTGAATGAATTATTATCACCAAATGAATCTTGTGTATCAATATTTAGTATCTTAGCAGTAGCGGTTGCTTGATCGACTGTACCACCACCTGATAAAGTAATGGTTGGAATAGATGTATAACCTAATCCTGGAGTATCTAATGTAATTGAGAATACTTTATCACTATAAACACCAGTACCTAATACAGCAGTTCCTGTTGCGGTTTGATATATTGATGGTGCATCAATAGTAATGGTTGGTGCAGTAACATAACCAGATCCAGTATTTGTTACAGTGATACTGGTAACCTCTCCATTTGCATAAGAGGCAGTACCTGTAGCAGTAACTCCTGCAGGAGGTGCACTAAATGTTACTAATGGAGCTGAAGTATATTCAGTACCTCTATAAGATAGAGTAACGCCGCTAATACTTCCACCTGTAATAGTTGCAATAGCGGTGGCAGTAGCAGTAGCAGTATTTTCTGGTTCTTCAATCGTAACTGTTGGAAGTGAAGTGTATCCAGAACCTAATGTTACCATAGAAATTTCAGATAAAGTGCCATCAGAAACAATATCGGTTGAGAATGATTTGAGCGATTCAAAGTCATCAATTTGTTCAATACCTGTTGATAATCTTTCTGATGAATACTGGAACAATTCAACTTCAAGTTTATAAACGAATAGTTTACCTATTTGATAGAAAGGATCTTGATGTTGTACAAACTTAATTTCAAATAGACCATCGGTAAGAGGAAAGTATAATAAATCTCCTTCATTCGGTCTACCAGGGATAATTGTTTTGCCATGAATATCTACTAAATTGCTCCATGTTTTACGAGCAACAGTTAGTGTAGCACTTTGTTCAACCATCATACCACCAAATCGTTGGATGAACATGCCTTGACCTTCAAATCCAGAATCAGATTCAAGATACATTTCAATTGGATACGCATTTTTAAACTCAGATAATCGATCTTCTCCGAGTATTTCGTCTTTAGCTACAAGAGTTCTTGGTATATAATAAAAATCTTGGCCATACATTTGTATGGATTCTATTATAATATCTTCATGCAAATTTTGTTCTGCAGAAGTACCATGCGTAAAATACGGATTTCTGGCCATCAGTTATCCTAAAAAGAATTCAAGCGGAGCAGATTTAACAACCAGTTCTTCTTCTAATTGATTAATTTCATTCATTGCTTCGTCATAAAGTTGATTACCATCTAAAGTTACTCCACCTGGTAATGAAATACCAGAGAACTTTTTAATATTAACTGCCCACTGGCGTTTAATAAGTGCTGTTGTATAGTGTTTTAACCATGGTTCATTCCATATCTTAATCCAAGAAGTAGGATCTAATGCTCTATAACATTCAATCACAATGTATTCACCTAAAATTAAATCAGTATCCCAGTTAATATCTAAGTATAATCTGCCTTGCATTCTATTAAATCTATATAATACATGACCATTTAATTCTAAATCTAATAAAGCTAAATGACCCATAACTTGTTTGTAGTATATAATGGAAGTAGATGTTAGATCATACAAGTCGTTTAATCGTAATTGATACTGAAGATCAAATAAGTTTTTTGATGAAGTAACACCAGATAATGGCATAACTCTATTAATACCGTAAATGGTATCTGGAAGATCCATATATTTAAGATCATATGTACCAAGAGTTACTGCGTTTGTTGGAGCTAAAGTTGCTATGGTTCCAGAATCATCACCAGTAATTGTTTCGCCATCAGTAAATGTTCCAGTAACTTTTCGTACAATCAAATCTGTACCTTCAGATTGTGAATAACCAATACCGTCTACACCAACATCTGCTTCTCGTGTAATTTCTGCGGTAGCACCAGATACTGAACCAACAACCTTTTCAGCTAAATTAAAATTTTCACCAATTGCGGTAGTTATAGTAATATGAGAAGCAGTAATTCTTTGTTTAAGATATATTCTTTCAATACCATCATAGTGATATTGTCTCCAATATTCTATTGCTTCATCAACCCTATCTTCAACTTGTTCGTCATCTATGTTAATTTCGACAACGGGATCTCCTAAAGATCTTAAGCAATATTCTATTAAATCTTGTCTTGATGTTGCTGCCATTTTGCTTTCCTAAATTTAGTATTATTATTTATAAAATAATAGGTATTAACTATTTATACATCATAGGTTACTACTATTTCATCAGCATATATATTCGTATCTTCTATATCAAATGTTGAGATACCTGATGAAAATCCTGAAGAGATTAATTCATAATCCATAACCTGTTGCATCCATTCAGCTAAGAAATCAACAGCATTTAATTGTTCTAAAATATAACCATATGCATCTTGGTATCTTGTTGCTGCATCACTTGCAGTAATTGTTTCTAATACTGATCTTGCTGCAGTTACACCTCTATCAGGAGAATCAGTTGCAGTCACTGACTCAAGTCTAATTGAATTAAAGAGTGCTGTTGCTACAGGAATATCAATAAGTGAAATTGATTCATTAATTACTGGATTAAAATCAGCCTGAGCAGAAACTGAATCATTTGTATTTACAACTTCAAGCACAGCTTTATTTGTTATGTATACAGCATCAGGTGAATCTATTGCTAAACTTACTTCAGTAACATCTCTATTTGCTATAATTACACGAGTTGATGAATCAAGTGCACTTACTATTTCTTCTATAACTGGTCTAAATATTGCATTACCTATAGGTGCATCAAGAGCATTTGCTGTTTCTTGCATTGATGGTCTAAAATCTGCCTGGGCGGTAGTTTGATCAACTACAAATACACCATCTTTTCTATACATATCAAATATTACAACTCTTGTTGCATCATCAATTGCATTTAATGCTTCAGTTCTAAATTGATTTGTTACAAGTGTACCAAATGAAGATTCTGTTACTGTACCTGTTTCTTCTATAACTGGTCTAAATATTGCATTACCTATAGGTGCATCACTTGCTGTACCTGTTTCTTCTATAACTGGATTAAAATCGGCCTGAGCAGATTGTAAATCTGATGTTGCAACTAATTCAGTAAGATCTACAGGCTTAATTACATATCTATCTGATGAATCAATCACAGTAATTGATTCTAATATTGATTGATTTGTTATAATATTACTAACAGCTATTTCTAATGCAGTAACAATTTCTTCTATAACTGGTCTAAAGTCAGCCTGAGATGTAATAGTTTCAACTGCAGTCACAATTTCTTCTATAACAGGCGCAAAGTCAGCTTGAGCAGATTGTAAATCCGTTGTTATAATATTTTCAGTTACATCTCTTGGTACTGTAATTGTTC